CTGCAGGATATCCCGAATGGCGGCGCCGCTGGGTGAAGTGATCACACCGATGCGCCAAGGGTAGGGCGGCAGTGGTTTCTTGCGCGCGGCAGCGAACAAGCCCTCGGCTTCCAGTTTCTTTTTCAGCAGCTCGAACAGTTGCTGCAACTGTCCTTCGCCGGCATCGCGCAGACCATCGACGATGAACTGGTATTCGCCCCGTGGTTCGTACAGGCTGATGCGGCCCCGCCAATCAACAGATTAGCGGAACTGTCAATCGCGGTCGCAGTAGTCGGTGCCGCCGGTTGTCCACTGCCGCCCGTCAAGCCAATGGCTGCGGCCACTGTAGACACCACCGAAATACCCCAGCCAACCGCCAGAATACTCGCTTTCTTGGTCGTCGAGCCGTTCCACAACAGCGGTCCGCCGGTGCCCGCTTCGGTCGTCCAGATGACTGGAGCGGTGACAATCGCATTCGCCATGTACAGGTTGCCGCGTGCCGATGCTTCCGCATAGAGACTGTGCGCCATGCCGGTAATCAATTCACGGTCTTTGCCTAGCCGCAATTTGGCGGATACGCCATCAGCGACCCGGCTTGTACCGGCTTCGCCCAGCATGGTTACATTGTCAAGGACACTCATAGTATTCCCTCAAGTTAAGCAATCGGACTTGTTTCTTTCATTTGCAAATAGGCTTCAATGGCTTTCAGCCCCATCAGCACATGCAGTTTGTTCGTATAAATCGTATCGGCCACACGCAGTTCAATGGCTTCCGAGGACGTGGCTGCGCCTTCCGTGACCATGTGCTGCATGTTCTCGCCGAGGATGACGCTGTAGAACCGGTCGGCCATTAGATGACGTACTTCACTTTCGTCGCAATCGTGCCAGCGGCGGTGCCATTGGTTACGCTCGTCCAGCAGATGTCGTAATCACGCATGGAATCAGCGGCCAGCGCCAGTAATTCCCATAACCGTTTTTCCACCTTGTCAATGTCAGTTGCGGTGGCTTCCAGCATATGCTCGGTAAATACAAGCGCGCTGGATAAATCAACGGCGGAGGCAAAGACATCAGCATCCACCACGGCCCCACCATTCGCGGCGGTCTGGTAGACGCCAAGATGATAGGAGGTGCCAAGGGTGATGGCGTCGCAGCCAGTCAGAATACTGGTGATGCGCGCGTTTGACGGTACCCGTACCATGCGATAAACAGAACCATCGTCATCGGCGGCGGCAACTTCGACCGTGCCGACGGCCTCATACAGGGTGCCTTTGGAGATATAATCGCTGGTCAATACCTTGGGATCGGCATCGGCATTGGTAATGAAAGTTCTTTTAGTGTTGGCTACCGCCATGTTAATTCTCCACGTTAAGTTAAGCTATCTGTAAAACTTGTTTCTTTGAGAGATACTTTTCGTTATGTATCTTCTGGCATTTCCTACATTCACGGCCAGAACCGTCTGCTTTCATGTATGTATTTTGTTCCGTAAATTCATGACCGCGTTTGCAATGAGTTTTGATTCTGTTATGTTCTCCACGGCAAGGTATTAATTTCCATTTGGCAATGATTTCTTCAATCTTTTCTTGTCGCCTTGGGGACAACAAAGAATAAAGCGTCATCATCAGGCCGATAGCGCGTTTGCCATGAATATGCAGGGAATTATAAAAAGTTTCTTTATTGGTTCCCCAATTCTTGAATTTATAGAATTTACCACCAACAAGTTTATGTACTTTTTCAAGTGGCCACATTTCCTTTTGCGCTATCGTGATAGATGGCGTTTTGCCCCACATAGAAAAACATGCTTCACCGTCCATAAATCCGGCCAGCCAGTAAATATCTGTAATATTTAAAGCCATTATGCTCTATAGCTCTCTATTGAATATACCTTGTTTTCCTCAAGCCGGGTCGCGCCGCAGGTCATCTTGACATAGGCTTGCCACGGTTCGCTCTGGATGTCATTGCGCACCGTAATTGAAGCCTGTATTTCATTCCACACGCCCAAGTGCATCCCTGATTTTGCCCACACCGGCACATCCACTTCATTCGTACCGGCAGCCACGCTTTCAATCAGTTCGCAATAAATGAAATTCATGCCGAGGAAACGGGTCAACTTTCCGTCCTGCAAAACCGGGGTGTCCCTCTGATTGAAGTCAGAGGATACCATCTGGATATCCTCCAGCAAAGAGGATTCGTCTTTGGCGGTCAGGCCGATATAGACCGGATCGTTGTCAAAGTCCACGAAGTTGGCCCGCATGAGTTCCTTAACGGCCTTGATTTTGGCGACATTGAGGCGTGAGTTGGCGCCGCCGGTGGAGACATCCACTTCATTGGCGGCGGTAAAGATGGTGCTGCCAGCACCAGCGACGCCGGTTTTCGCGGCATCGGTAAAGGCATTGATGATGGCGGTATCTTTCTTGCGGCCCAGGGCATAAACCGCATTTTCAACATAACGGCTGCCCGGATCGGTCAGGAGGCGCAATTTATCAAAGCTGTCAATCAACTGCGGCACATCGTAATCGGTCGGTGTGACCCAGCGCCGGGAAAGTGCGGCATCAATACGCGGCATATCGGCGAAACGCGAGGTGACCGTATTGGCTTCAATCGAACCTACTTGATCGACGGGAGAGGCCTGGGTGCCGACATAAGAACCCATTGAAACAGCGCTGGAGAGCTTGGAGCCCTTCTGCTGTAACAACAGATCGATGTTGGTGGAATATTGCTGGACGTACCACGAAGGTATATTTACGGACATTACAATGCTCTCCTGGAAAATGAGAATAATCATTCTCGAAGGGCTTGTCCTAGAGGGGGCCGGCTTCTACCAATTACTACTAATGGCGTAGTGCCTACTTTGAGGCGTTCATCCGGTTCTAAAAAAGAATTATCGGAACTACATCGTTAATAACTTATGTTTTCACGGTCATTAACTTATATATAAAGATATTCATTAAAAATGAAAATGTCAAGTATTTAATTAAAAAATCCATCAGGCCAATAATGATTACCTTTGCTGATGTTGTCTGTCCTAGACAAAAGTTGCAGATTATCTTCACAATGAAAGCCACAAACTTTATTACTTATCAATGGGATAATATGATCTACTTCGAGGCCAGATATTCGTGCTTTATGATAAATTTGTTCTATTTTTTCAAAATTTGCCCATTTTGGTATTGCATTTTTTTGTGCGGCCCTCGTTTTGCAGTCTTTGCGGAAGTATGTACTTTACGAAACATAGTTTAATAAAAACCCCTCGGTCACGGGGAGGGGTTGGTTTCTTGGGTGGGGGGAATTATGCCGCGGGGGCAACCAAGAAACATGATCAGCTTAACCAATCAACAAGCTAATGTCTGTACACCAAAATGATGATTTTTCAGTTATTTTATTGTCACTTATCAGGGATATATGATAGTTAGTGGCTAATTGTGTTGTAAATCACATGAAAAACAACGCAAAAAATCATATAATTAATCTGTTGTATCTATGCTGTCTTGCACAAACTTGATAAATATTGATAACCCGCGTCCTGACTGGGCGTTAAAGGCGTTTTTTATGAGAGAAAAAATAGTCCCATTAAAGCCTGTTGTAGACACCATTATTATTACGGTGAACTACCACAATTTTGATAGGTATCACTACTTTAATTCTACTGATGTCCTGGGGCTTCATATTGGGAGCAATGATCTGAAACGTGCGTTTGATGACATAACGGGTGTAATTGAGACACTTATGGAAGCTAATTATGGCATCTTGTGTAAAGCAATTCCGTTAATGACATTTGATGAATTTCTGGCCGCCGCGAAAGATGATGGCATCAGGAAGGAAAATACCAATCGTTGCTTTGAGCTAAGAATGGCCGCATAACAAATGGCCGCAATGCGCTTGTACAGCAAGGATGAGCTGGATAACGCGCTTGTAAAGCTTGGCTGGCAGAAAACAGAATCTAAAGCTCAGACGGTTGAGTTTTGGAAAAGTGCGAATGGTAAACTTCTAACAGTCCCGGAACCAGACCCGGTATCCGGCGCATACTCTGACTAATATTGTAGTTGAGTAAAGGCATTTCGTCAAGTAAAAAGTTAGTCTTTTTCTATTTTTCCTGGGCGGCGTGTTATGGAGTTTTTGTCGATGAGCGCCCTAATGCCCTCCCAAAAGACAGCCTGGACAATCGAAGCAGGCTGGTTACCAAAACCTTCTTCGTCCATCAGGTCATTCACATAGGCAGCCATTTTCGCAGTTAAGTCAAACTGTATCGATTGGCCTGTGGTAGCACGTTTTTTTGCCATTTAGGAATTTTACATGCAATTTCCAATCAAAAAAGATTGGATTTCCAATCATTCTTAAACTACTATATATAGATATTAAGGATTGATATATCCCCTTATCTAGGAACTGGATTAGTATGGGGTAATCAGAATGGCGGAAATGGTATCGCCAACACCGCTTACAATGCGGTAATTGACGAGAGTCCATGAAACTCTCGAAACCCATGTATACTTGGGTTTACGACACCATCTCCAAACTAAACAAAGGTCCCCGGTGAGGGGATCGAACCCTCAAGGCGTAATGCCGGTGACTCCCAAAGCCACTGCGTCTCCGTTTCCGCCAACCGGGGTTAGTTGAAGGGGTGGCGTGCCTGCCGCCTAGCTGGTTAGCCATTGGCTAACTTAGTTGCACGGTTTGGGCGTTGACCGTCTGTGTGGTCTCACGGGTACGGTCTTCGGCCCAGGCTTTTTGCCTTCCCGAACTCGTCGGGGTTTGGTTTCGCAGCCCATGCTCTCACCTCCTTCCGGCGGACAAGCCCGTCGGACGCGACCGCACAAATTGCGGCTTTGTTG